GTTTTCCTTGTCCTTAGCAGAGAGTGGCGGTGGCGCAGACATGTTTGCCTCCATTGCGGCAAAAACTTGGCCGTAGTATGTCAGGAGGAAGTCGAACGCTGACGCATCGCGGGTCACGCGATACACCGCCATACCATCAGGGCACCAGGAGATGAAGTCGCACCACTCCCGGCCGCATATCTCGAGTAGAGCGTTCATCTGCAAGTAGTAGTGCTTGGGGATCTCTTTGTGCAGGCGGCCACCACCCCTCTTGAAGTAGAATGGGCATTTAGCCTCCACCATCCCTGCCTCGCCGACAAATCCGTCGGGCGAGCCGGCAATCCATGGTATTGTAGGGTGCACGTGCAGGCCGGTAGCTTGGACTACGTTGCCGGTCAACGTTTGGTAGTCGAGGAGCGCGTTTGGCTCGTTATCTGTGCCCCATTGCGTTGCCTCGTTGCCTACAAAAGTGTCGGTGCCCAGCGCGCGGCGAAAGGCCTCGACGCGACTCGTGTAGCTCACGAGTCCGAGAGTAGCACCGAGATTAGAGGCGGTCATCTTGCCGCGCCGAGCAGCGCGCCACGTCTCGCTTCGCTGCTGACCCTCCATATCATTACATCTAAGTGTCAGAATAAGAGTGTTACAATTATCTGATGAATAGTTATTGATGGTGTGGAACTGGAATGCCCCCAGTGCAAATCTCGGCACACCATCTGAGGCTGCTGCGCCCGGGGCGTGGCCGAAGTATCAAGATGAGATCTTGCTGCGCAATCTCAAGACCAGGGAGAATGCGCTGGTTGAAGCACGCGACAACGACGGCAATCCGACAGGGTACCAGGCGTCTTCTGAAGTGAGGTCGACATACCTGGATCACACAGCGCGCAACTTTGAGAAAGAGGCAGACGAAGCTCTGCATGCTGAATTTCAAGACTGGCTGCAGGGCAAACACCACGCTAATCAGCCGGGTAATGACCTCTACATGAATGAGGTTGGAGCACCTGTTCGCAGGCATGTGGCGGGGGAACAAGTTGGCCAACCGATGGATGGCTGGCACCACACGCAGTGGGGCAAGAGGCAGCTCACACACTTGGACGGAGTGCGTGATCACCTTCGCAAGCAGGCTATCAAGAGGGATGAAGCCGAGTTGCAAATGAACATCCTGGCTGAGTATGGTCCATCGAACCTTAAGGAGGCTTGGATGTACTTCAAGCACTGGGTAAAGAAGCGACCAGTTAAGCTCTCGCCAGCATCTACCACAGACTATGATCACGAAATAGGAACCCGCTCTCGTGGGTGGAACTTGCCGCCAGATGGTGACTCTTGGCCGAACCAAATGCAGGTAAATCGATCTGGCCCCCCTGCCCCCCCGCCATTCAACCCTGACGACGACGACGATCCGGGGGATTTGATGTTGTTTAATAACCGCTTTGACGATGAAACCCCTGACAACGCACCCTCCTCCAAACCCACCTACATACCTCCACCTCCTCCAGCGCGCGATCGAGCACTTCCAGCAACAGTACAAATTGAAAACGCTGTTCAAGATGCTGGCGGTGCAGTCGAGCGTGTCGCGGAAGCTGCGGTGGGTGTGGCGGCAGATGCGGCTGGGGAGGTGGCTGGGGATGCAGTAGACTTGGCTGAAGATGTCTTGTCGGATTACGGGAGTGCCAGAGACGAGGTTGCCCCAGACACGTCGGAGTACGAAAGTGCCGACGATAATCTAGGGTTGCCCCCATCCTTTCGAATGAAGACGTCCAGTGAGGATGCGTATTATGCTCTAGTTGAGTCGTACTTTAGCATAGACTCTGGCGTCCTAGTGAAAGCCTTCGACGACTGGACGGCACCGACAGCAGGTCAAACACAGATGTCCGACGCCGGTCTGAAGGACTTCGCTGACCGCCTCTTTACTAGTGCAGAAGAGTACGCACTCCAAAGTCACGACTTATCAAAGAAGACTGATATTGCATATGAAGAGATGCAAGCCAAGGCTGCGGCTGACATGAAAAGAATCGTAGACGATCATATCACACGAGGCACCTTCGGTAAAGACGCTGGTGTGCAGCAGCAATGGTCGGATGCTCTGATCCGAGAATTCATGTATCGTACCGATTTAGATCCTCAGGGCAATGTCAAGCCCAGGCCACAAGGCTCAGACTTCGTCATTACTCCTTCTATGAAACTTGCGCATGTCACCATCGGCGGTACATTCGAGCCCGTAAATGGTGCTTTGTCTAAACGAGCAGTGCCATCTCGACCAATAAAGGCAGACGGACCAAGCGATCCTCTGTATAGTGAGCCATACGCTGACAAGAAACGACGACCAAACCGTCCAGGCGAGCGCCTTGATGCTTATTATGAGCGTACGCAGCCGCAACAACTAGTAGACCAGGGCGAGTACCATTTTCTTCAGGCAGATCCGAAGACCGTGGGTAAGGAGTCCATTCTCCGTGGCATAGATCCACGATATTACCCACAGGGTAAGAAGCGCGATCAACGCCCGTCGGGTGCGGTACCAAAGCAATTGTTCCAGGAGGGCTACACACCACAAAACACCCACAGAAAACAAGGCCCAGCCACGAAGTTGCCTAGGTTCGGTTTTGCTGACAAAGGGTCTGACGCGGGTAAGGGCAATGCACCCTATGCCTTTAGCAAACATACCCCTACGAAGATGGGCTATCATTCTTCCCCAATTGCTGGGAGTCCCAGCACCGTCTATAAGTTCGGCTGGGGGGAGCATAAGGGGGAGTAATTTCTGAGTATCACAACAGGAATGGACGACAGGTACAGAGCCGCGCTACACAAACTTGAGGCAGGTGATCCAGTGCCCTGGAGTTCAAGTGGAAGCTACGTCGAGGACCTGAAGCGGCAACTCAACCCTTCTCACCACACGACGTTTGAGCGGGCGATGCAGTTCCGCACGCGTGAGAAGCGGCATCTTGCTACAGTGTCTGAGGAAAGAGACGACCTACAGCAACAACTAAGGGACGCAAGACTGGAACACTCTAAGATGCAATATAGAATGGCTTTGCAAAATTCCAATTATCAGATGCGACTAAATGTCGAGCGCGCCAGGACTCGCAACGCTGGGTCTCGGGGCTCTAGTTCTCTACGAGATGAGCCGACAGCAGAGGGGGTCGGATCTAGTGAAGCGCGGAATCCACCCGAACAGCAGCCTGACGACGGGCCAGCACAACGCGAGCGACTGGAATCACCCGGCGAGCCACCAGATCTGGGTGGACACGCCAGTGAACACGGTTCTGAAGAGCTGGCCGGCAGGGCGGAGCCTGGAGCAAGTGTACCGCCAACAGAAGGCCCAGTACGTGAAGGAGGCGAGTGAGAGTCCGGGAGTGAATCTAGTAGCACACACAGTGGCTTAGGCTTTTTCTGAATACATCTAGCAGTAGAAAACATGCCGCAGCTTCAGATTAATCAGGGTCCGCAGGACGCGCTTCTGTATGACAACTCGCGCTCCTACTTCACCAACGTCGGCTACGTTCGCACCTCTAACTTCCAGATGGAGCTGCGCGACGTCGACTCCCAGAACACTGCCAAGCTCGGCTCCACTGTCCAGTTCGTCATCCCCAAGGCTGCCGACCTGCTCGGTCCAGTTGACCTTGTGCTTAAGATGAAACCTGCCACAACTGGAGTCGCGTCGACGCCCAGTGGGACACATGCCTCGTGGGTCAAGAAGTTTGGCTTTGCCTGCATCGACCAGATTACCTTCTCCGTCGGCTCGCATGACATTGAGAAGATCACCGGTGACCAGCTCGACATTATTAACGAGCTGATGCGCGACGATGAGTCGCGCTACACAGACATCGTTGGCAATATTGCTGAGGCTCATTCTGGCTCTACAAATTTGAGTATTATTAATGCCAGTACCTTGACTGATGGGGGAGATTTCATTGTCCCGCTCGGCCTCTTCTTCACGAAGCACCCGTCGCAGTACTTTCCACTGGCCGCAATCGCGGGGTGCAACGACGTGCGCATCACGATCCGCTTCCGTCAAAAGAACGATCTGATTTACTCGTCTGGTACAGGAACTCCTGACATTGATGCGAAGGACGTGAATGCTGACATCGAGACGGCACAGCTGCGCTGCCACTACATCCACGTTACCGGCCCTGAGGCTAGCACGCTCATGAACAAGGAGCACGTCCGCCTGCTTAAGCTCTGGCACCACGACAGCAAGATTGTTAAGGAATCTGATACCAAGGTGTCCTTGGATCTCTCCTTCCTGCACCCCGTTAGTGAGCTTATCTTGGTCCTGCGCAAGAATGACGATTTCACCTCCGGTGACGAGGACACGCGCGACTTCTACTCATACAAGGGCCACATGACAAAGTTCCAGCTCACACTTAACGGACAGGACCGCCACCCGTCGCTCAGCTCTGGTATCGACAAGAAATACATCCAGGATCGCCTCATGCCCATGCTACACAGCAACACGTCGAGCAACCACAGTAATCCCGCTGATGCAGCACTGCTGGACCGCAAGGAGATCATCGTCTACCCCTTCTCCCTCAACCCTGAGGGCTCGAACCCGGCTGGCGCCGTCAACTTCTCAAAGGTGTCACACGCCAAGCTGACCGTCGAGCTCGGCAAGGACAGTACTGGAGCCTACATGAGTGGAGGAGAGCACACGCTCGATGTGTATGCCGTTTATTACAACTGGCTGCAGATTAAGGACGGCCGCGCGCTTACCAGCTTTGCGTAGATTATCTAAAGCTGTTAATGTCATGGACGACCAAGTACTACACTTACTCACCACACTCGGCGAAGCGACAGGCATTACTGGTCTGATCGCAGCCACCGCAGCTATACTAATTAAGATGATACGCAGAAACGGCTGCACGTGCAGCCTGTTCAGTTGCTCTGGGTCGCAGCTGTTTGTTCTAGACTGTGAGAAGGGCGCTCCAGGCAAGCGCCATAACACCGAGGAGTCGACTGATGACTCAGCGAGTGTCTGATTCTTTCTAAAAGGTGTGTAAATTGCTCTATGAGCTACATAATAGCAATAGACGTGGGCGTCAAGAATCTTGGCGTCTGCATTTTTGATTTTAGATGTGCAAAGATAGTAGAGTGGGCCAATATTGACCTAGTTGCGCAGGGGCGGTACCTGCCACAACATAACGTGACATACGTGCGCAACTTCATCCACCGCTTCAAGCCCTATTTTGATGACCTCTTCGCCCTCGTCATAGAGAAGCAGATGCGGATGAATATGCGCATCATAGAGAGTGTGTTCGAGGCGCTCTTCTTCGAGCACTGTGTGCGTGTCAGCCCGCGCTCTGTCAAGGTGCACTACGACATTAGTACAAAGAACTACGCCGGTAACAAACGCAAGGCGGTGGAGTGGGCGATGCAATTTGTCGCGAACAACCCCAAAACCTTCAAACCATGGGGAGGATGCCTCATAGACAAGTTTCAGACGGCAAAGAAGCAGGATGACTACGCTGATGCTCTGCTGCTGCTCATGTACTACCTCGACACTTATTCCAATCAACTAACTACTGCAGTGCCAGATTTTGTCGATGTCCTCCTTCAAGGGTGATCAACTCTACGGCTCTCATGCTGATGATGCTCAGTACGACTCGCCCAACAGCGATGAGCATGTTGAGGAGGCAGTTAGACCTCCGATTAAATTTTTTCACACGTTTGTTGAAGAGTGGTACACCGAACTAGAGTCTATGTACAACGAGTATGTTAGATCTGGCAGGGAGATATTTGGAGGCGCATTCTTCCAGCTAGGCACAATTGCAGATTTCTCGGCTCACATATGGCAGTTTACACAGCCGGGCGAGTTGCGCACTCTTTCTAGACCCGGGTTAGAGTTAGTTTACAGATGAGTCCCTGGGTAATTGGACTTGGAGCCGCAGCACTCTATCTCTTCAACAAAAATACGCAGCTTGTCAGCCGCCTCGACCAGGCGGTAGATGAATACTATGACGCGGTTAAGCCAGCAACCGACGGCGTAACTTCAGCCGAAATTAGAGGGACCCAAGCTCAACCCGACAGCTTTCTTACCTACGGGGACATGAATGCTGCAGTTCCAAAGGAGCGCCAACTCATGCTAGAAGCGGGGCGTGCTAAAGCAGCCGAGGAGGTCGCTCAATTCGACTCTCCTAATTGTGCTCTCCCTAGGATCGAGGGTGTGATGCTTCAGTTTGACCGGAGCGGGGTTTAGTAGTAGAGAGACGCTTCTTGTGTCTCGCGCGGTTTCGCTCCTGAGTGACCTCATATGACTCCTTGTTCTGTTTTACGACCGCTTGTTGAGCCATGTATGCGTGATGAGCTTGCATCTGTGCCTGATATGCCTCTCGCTGCGCACGGACATGTGGCGTATACTTGTCTTGCAGGTTAGCAAACCATCCGTCCAGTTCATTGCTAAGTTGATTGCTAAGCTGCGCCGTTAGGTGATTGACTTGACGGTGGTCTGACATATTCACTATTACTGTTGGAAGATTTTTCTAGACCCATGTCGTTATGACGGTGTCCCTGACCAGCATTCCCCTCGTGGGTCAGTATTTTGACTGTGGTAACATGTACAAATCTATGGCAGCTGGTGCTCTCATGGCTTTCACTAATACGGATGCGGCACTCCCGTTTGGCGTGTATACGCACTTTGCGCTCGCGGGCGTCGCTATGGATGCCTTCTGTAAGGGCAGGTACACCCCCGACTTTGATAAGCAGTTGGCTTACAACGCGGCGGCGGGTATTGCGGGTGGTCTAGCGATGCGTACCATTATGCCTAGGGGTGGATTCACGATGCCCATTATTGGTAAACCTGTGTAATTTCCATGAAAGTTCTACATAAAGATGGTCACTCTATCACACCGTGCGCGTCAGCCGAGCAAGTCACAGCTGACGTCACACTGTCAGTGGTGCTGCTCGATCTCTGAGAAGAAGAAGCTGTTCAAGCTCGTCGATGGGCCAGTCGAACACTGGTTCTGCGACAAAAACCACGCAGAGTTGTGGCTGGAGTTCAGACACAAGGCAAAGACGTATCACCTTTGCCGGATGCTTCCGCAGGAGCGCGCAGCTGCACTTGCAGGTCGCACAATGGAGCAACAAATTTCTATTTTATACTCTGAGCTATGCGATCACAGCCCATTGTGAGTGCACTACTCGCTTTCGCGCTATACATCACGGTGATGTGTCCATGTCGCAAAACACTTAGCTGTCACCTGCCTCAGTTCTACGGGTCGGTGGCTGCAGCTTCTGTACTGGTATTCATAGAAAATCAATAGAAATAGAGTTTTTAGCCATAGTAGCGACTGCGTTAGGCCGTAAACTTAAAGCACTGCGCGGGTGGCTGTATTGAGAGCGTTTCACCGGCCGTCACCTCAGCCAGCTCGTGGGATGCCCTGTGTTGTGCAAACCGGTGCGCTATCTCAGCCCTGGCATTGTCCCAGAGCTCACGCTTCTTACATCCGATAGCCTTGGCGCGCATTAACTGATTGTGCTCTCTGATAGCTTCAGACACGCGACGTGCGTGCGCAACCTGCACACGTCGCTCCTCTGTGGCCAGCTCCTCCTCCATCTCCTTTGCCAACACCTGCTCGCAAGAGGTGCAAAGATCCTGTGCACAGGTAAGGACCTCCACCAATTTCTCTGGATTCATCATTTTATCACAGTCGACCTCCACCCAAGCCAGGCCAGCTCCGGTCATGTCCGCGTACTTAATCGGCTCGCACATGTGCGTATTGTACACCTCGATCGCTCCCACAACGCGTCCATCGTTGTCTAAGATGCCCACGTCCAAATAATACTGCCTGTCTCCCACCTTAAATGGTACCTCCTCCTTATACGTGCCATCGGGTATCTCTATATTAAAATGCAGGTGGCATCTAGGACATGTCTTGTAGAACTGGAAGCGCTTAACACTGGCGGCATGCTTGGCCGCCTTGTGCATAGCACCCTCTCCTCCACAGCCGTCACCGTTATGGCGGAAGTGGCCAATCACGGGCCACGCGATGCCATTCTTGTTCCTCTTGTGCGCCTTACACCAGTGCATGGCGCCACCACAGCCGTAGCAAGTGGGGTTGCCACTGGGCCCAAATACCGGCCCATGCTCGGATCTAGCCACGCGGATGAAGTCGTCCTCCATGGCACCATACTATTAGAATTTGGTCTAAAAATAAGAAATAATTGCCGCCGCAGTTTTCTATAGTATTTCTTATACACAAATAGCATGCTCTACTTCATCCTGCCGGTCGCGACAACTCTCACTCTAGTAGTCTTAAGCCACACTTGCATGCCGGCAAAGGTCAAGCTTAAGCTCGAGCTAGGCCACAATATTCTGGCCTCTGAGTGATGCTGCTCACATTACTGCTTGCCTGGGTGTACAGACATGGGTTCATGGAACTCGGATATCGACCCGTTCGAGAAGGGGGGCTGTCCGATGTGTTGTGGACTAAGGGGGCATGCGAGGCTGAGGAAGATCCTGTACTACGAGCTCGACAACGAGTACAGGAACGCGAAGCGGGAGGCGAAGCGACTTGCTACCTTATACAACGAGGCGTGCTGGTACAACTTTGAGACCCAAGCACGCCATTGGAACGAGCCGTGGCACGAGACGAACGAGAATACTCGCTTGTGTATGCATTCGCACAAATACGGGACTAGAGGCACGCGCGAGGTGGGTGTGTTTGACATCTACTACTACGGCATACAGAGCGGTGCGCCACCCCTTCCACCGGAGATCGTCGCATCAGAACTAAGAGTCGCTCGGGCCTATGAAAAGCACCTCGAGGAGGAGCGCTTCGCGCCCTACGACTGGGCGCCTGGTGGGCGCAAATATGAGCAGCACCGCCGCGAATGTGAGACTGCAAAGATTCTAAAATGTTAGTATAAGTATGCAGCAGATGGACTGGATTGACACTCAAAATGTGATATCGTGGGACGGCAGGTCTAAAAGACAGCGTCGGGCACCACCCAAGACATACTGGGAAGAGTACGTTGAGACGGACGAGTGGTACCAACAGGAGCTTCTTGGCGATGTGCCACCAGAGGAGCTGCAGGCGGCGTGCTTTGACTCAGATATAGACGATAAGGAGAGCGATAGCACCATTGGTGAGGAGGAAGAGGACGTCGCATATTCTGAAGTTGCAAGTGAGGATGCCTCAGAATCAGACACAGAGTCGATCATCAGTGCAGCAACAGAAGCAGTCGAAATCGTCGTGCACGTCACAGACGACGACGACGACGACGAAGTCATCTCGTCCGATGAAGGGGAGCCAACAGGCGAAGGATCAGATGGCGAGAGTGAGGGAGGCTCAGTACCGCAAACACGGGTTGATCCAGTAGATTAAGAATATCTGAGATATTAATACACTGATGTTAACACCGATGCAACGTGGCGCACTTTTCTGGGGTGTATGCATCCCACTGAGGTCGTACCTTAGCAGCAAGGGGGACGACGCCACTCTGCGCGCCTTCGCGGCTGTAATAGGCGGCAGGTGGCTATTAGGGTACGAGAACGGCGATGAGGGTATGTTTGGCGGGCCGTCGTGGTGGAAGGAGGAGAGGCCCCTTCACGGCGCGCTGTGGGCGGCCTATGCAGCGACTGGAAACTCACAGTTTCTTAAAGTAGACACAGCAGTGGGTGCAGCAAACTGGATCTTTTCTAATACTGGTTTAATATGAGTGTGGTGGTGAACGCACCTGCGGTAGTTGCAAGTGTGGCCGCACTGTTTATTATTTCAAATGGCGTTGTGAATCGTTACCGACACATGAACGCCACACAAGAGAGTAGTGCATCTGCGCAGAAGGAGAACCTGCGACTGTGGACTACAATTTTCCCAGGCTTGTCGTAAGAAGAATGCTTTCGTTCCCTGGCATAAATCGTCGCAGGAATCGTCGGCACTTACACAACTTGCAAGAGAGAAGAACAGCGCAACAAACAGTGCTGCAGGTTAACCAGGTGGTCTTTCCCGACGGAAGCTCAGTGGCAGGTGCAGGCGGCAATCTTGACACGGAAGTGACAACCAACACTGAAAGTAACGACTATCAGTTTCTCGTCACCGATCGGGGCATTACCGATGCACTAGAGGATATCACAGCTGAAAGCGTGACAGTAAATCAATACACCATTCCTGACGTCAACAAACCAGCTGCCGGTACCGTGACCCTCGGTAGTGACCAGCTGCCAAACGAAGAAGCCTGGCACAACGTGACACCACTTGACTCAACACTACCGGACCAGACCGTCAATAGCTTCGTATATGCAAAATCGGCTACTCCACACATTAATAGTGTTGTATATGGTATAGACCAATCCACTACGGGGGGGGAGTACCTTGAAATTAAAGAGCCAGGCGTCTATGAGATAGAGGCTGACATGTATTGGGTGTCAGCTGTGTCAGTGGGGACCGAGAAAACGATCGCCACACAGCTATACATTTCGCGTGTTACACCGTATTCAGACTACTCCGGGATTGGCCCAGTATCAACTTGCTTCATGTTTGGGAACGTGAGGATGGGCTCCACGAGCGTGAGCACCGTTACCCAGTGTGCTGCTGGGGATAGGGTTCGAATAATGGCTGTAGGAACACTTGCCTCGAGTGGTGCACCAGAGGTCACGTCCCCACCTGGCCGGAGCAGCCTGCGGGTACGTCGCATTTCGAACCACTTCAACGGACACCTCAGTTACAGTGCTTCTTCCGATGCCCTAAATGCCAATGGTCGAACGATAAAAGTGTACAGGGGGCTCCCGGAAGGGGTCCCATTAGTTAATTACGTTACCAATCCGGTGATTGATTATACTATGACTCCTGCACCCGACACCGCTGGCGTCGCGGGAGCCACATCCGCCATTAACATGGATGGTGCACCCACGTGGCTTAGTGGAGCGAGGGACTATTATATCCAGGTAGACCCACCTATCCAGACGGGAGGAAGTATTACCTTAACACAAGTCTCGCTCTTCTGGCCCCTGCCTCAGAGCACCTCTGCATCTTCAATTTTTCTGTGGCAAGAGACACTTGCAAGTGACGGATCTCGCAACCGCACAGAGATGAACAACGGTTCTGAATACGTGGAGTTACTCTCAGGCACCTTTGATAATGGTCTAATACGGTTTAAGTGTGGACTCGGCTTGAATTTAAATGATCTCAAGGCAGGGATCATAACTACCTCATCTCCGTCCGACACCCGTCCGAATTACTGGCTCGAGTTCAGTTTCAGCTAAAAATTCCCTTTACTATGTGTGCTATTCTAATACTCGCTTCTACTAAAAACGAAATGACCATTTTTCGCCGCGTGCACCGCTTCGCACACTCATCACACACACCGGAGTCCACCTGCTGCTGCTGCTGCTGCTGCTGCTGCTGCTGCCACTTCGGGTCGGTGCGCGTGTATGCACCCGTGTCTTCCAACATTCACTGATAACAGTTCACCAGAAAAGAAATTCATGCTAGGCGCTTAAGTGTCAAAACACTCTTGCCAGCCGGTGCTATCACGTAACCGTCACTGTTGTTAGAGTTAGGGTGCGTAAATGTAGTATTGTCCTCATTCCTGCCACCTGCAAATCCTGCCACCTGCAATCCAAATTTGTCGCCTTTCCTCAATTGCAGACGCACTCGCTTTGGTGCTGAGTTGTCTGAGGACTGAGATGTGTTATCCTTTAGCATCGCGTAAGAGATCTGAACAGGGCCGTGACCCACACCGTTAACTTGCGCTTGAAACGCGACACCGATATTATATTCCTCTGCCCCTGAAGCCATTCTCTAGTATCTCTAGAATAATTTAGCTTCGTTTTTATACCACCTAACATTGTGAGCTGTCCATGCGTCATTAATTTGGTCCTTTACAGTATCAGAAGCAGAAGCCCAAGCAGAGTTCTTGAACATGTCCTTGAATTTGGAGACGTAATAATTACGTTGTAACTGCACACCACCAAAGACCGTCGACTTGTGAGAAGAATTGTTTGTATTGTAATGAGCTGACCAGCCAAGTTCATTGGAGTTGGTAGTAAAATCTAGGTTATCGAATGTTACGTAGGCTACACTCGAGTTGCCATTGTCCGTAGTTTCATTCTGGCCTGAGGCAGTCAACGTGTACACTGTATAGTTCGGTACGTTCTGACCGTTGTTAGTTAATTGAGAAAAGATGCGCAGTTTATACGAGCCTCGAGGAAGGTTTGTGAACTTGAACTGAATTGGCAAATTATAATCGTAACCTGCCGTCGCTGCGTTCGCCGAGTTGCCATTTGGATACTGAGAACTGATGATATGATATGGCTTTAAAAATAAAATATCTGAGCCCACACTGTAAAGATTGTTTTGCTGGTGTTCTTGTATGGCACTGTAACTTCGGTAATATTTGCGATAGGCGACGTCGACGTCGTTAATGGTGAAATCAATATCTGAAATTAGCTTGGGGTTGGTTAGGCCATCTTTCAAGTTGGGTGCTGTAAGTACGGCATTGGAAAACGTCCACGTGGACTGGCCTACGGTTAATTGTGGGTTGACTATATTCCAATACCCGTTGTTGTCGGAGTGGTTGTGTAATAAATATTCAGTCTTGTAGCCGGAAGGAGGGCTGCTTCCTGGATTGCGTAGTTCATCCGTAGAAGCAGGAACTTGGTAATCAATACTATACAGCTCTGTGGCCTCAGCTGCTGTGTCACCAATGCCGCTAACATCCCAGTTGCTTATATCTTGATTGAAGCTCGAGCAGCCGTTAAACATGGAGCTCATGTCTTGAACACTCGACACAACCCAGTATTGGTTTACTGTTTTGATATCTTGGTTGAAGCTCGAGCAGCCGTTAAACATGGAGCTCATGTTTGTCACACTCGACACTACCCAGTCGCTTATATCTTGATTGAAGCTCGAGCAGCCGTTAAACATGTGGCTCATGTTATAAACACTCGACACATCCCAGCTGCCTATGTTAGTTGACATACTAGCCCAGTTTGTTGTATCTTTGAACATTCCGCTCATGTTATGAACACCCGACACATCCCAGGCGCTTATATCGATGTCCCCCACATCTTTCCCGTCAAAAAGGTTGCTCATATCGATCAAAGATGTTGGACTGCTCAAATATCCCAAGCTACCATAGTAGATAGAACTATTGGCAAAGTTCCAGTCTTTGATATTACCATATCCGCCTATTGCAGTTGTTCTGTCGGTGAAGTACTCTTCCACTGCTTGAAGCAAACTGGTGTCGTCTGCATTACTGGTTTCCCTTTTGTAAAACAATACTTGCATGTTAGCCTCAGTGGGAGACCAGTTACTATTCCTACTATACCAGCTAGGAGACCAGGTATAGAGCATATAAGAATCGCCGGAAGCAGTACTGTAGTTGTCCTGAGGCCAGTAACCAGTTCCCTCAAACATGGCACTGAAACCACTGCTAAGAACGCTTGACACATCCCAATCCGTTAACGACTGTCTGAATGTCGTGCAGCCCTTAAACATTGAACTCATGTTTTGAACACTCGACACATTCCAGTTGCTTATATCTTGGTTGAAGCTCGAGCAGCCGTTAAACATGGAGCTCATGTCTGTCACACTCGACACATTCCAACTGGATATGTTTGCATTAAAGCTACTGTTACTGTGTGAAGTATCCGCATCGAAGAGGTTACTGAAGTCGGTCAGACTGCTCGCAAATTCCCAGCTATCAATAGTACCATATACAGCTGAGGAGGTGGGATAAGACGGCGCAGCGCCTGCTCCGTAGATTGCTTCCATCAGTTGGTCGCGTGTCTCAAACGGAGCTGTTTTCAGTACAGCGGTGGTTTGAGACCAATTACTCGGGTTTGAGGTGCCCCAGGCGTTATTAATTGCGAGGACAGCACTAATGCCGTATTTCTTATCGCCCTTGAACATATCGGTGAAGACGGTTATATTCGATACATCCCACTTTAAACTAATCTGATCCAAAGCGTTATCTGATAACAGTGTGTAGTCCTCGAACAATCCATCAAAACTGACTATGGTGTTAGAGAACTCCCAGTCCTCAATTGGTCCATAATGAGCGGCAGCAGCATTCCGATTATTCTGATTGCTATGCAGAAATTCCGAAACTGCAACGTCCAAGGCTTCTCTAGTCGCAAAATGATTGTTTCCGACAGCATCCGCATAATTGAACAAACTGGCGTAGAAGAAAACGTTGAAGTGCAACTCGTAGATTCCTGCTTCCTGAATTTCGAGATCTTGGACCTCGTTCTCATTCACAATGAGATCCTCGCCATCTAGCAGCTTCCAATTACGGAAGACGGTCCACCCGTTCAATTGGTCGGGCAGGCGGTCTGAACTCTGCTGTGACGGATTAAATGTTGTCGCCAAGTCATCGTTCCAAGTGAAGTTGACACTTTCTTCATTGGTTAAAGTGCATATGTGCTTCCGCTCGCGTTGCGACTCTAGGAACTCAGTCATTTTGGTGTTTCTGTCCTTCCAAAAGGGCCTATCAGAGTCAAAGGCACCACTCATCTTGAGGTACTGATGAACACTATGAGTCGCTGTAAAAATGTGTTGGTTACCCTTTAACCGGTCACTTGGAGGTGTCAAACCAGGTACCGTTTCGTCAACATACATCTTAATCCAAGCTTGCGCAGGCCAAGTTGAAACATGACCTGAAGTCGCGGTAATGACCAGGCTCTCTTGTACAACCTCTGCCCTGTTAAATTGCAGGGTATAGATACTTGGGTTATCGTTAGCAGGATATGTTGCATGCCAACTACCCGGATTAGCGACCTTCAGTGTGACAAGCACGTTGAGTGGCGGCACAAAGGTGCAACTTGTTCGATAGAGGCACGAGTCTTGTTGAAAGATCATCAAGTCATCTGACCCTAGGCCATGAATCGCGGAGGCAGCATAGGCCATGTATTCACCGGCCAAAAAAGTGCCGTGTGCAAGGTACTGGCCTAGTTGCGTCGCCGACGTAACGTCTGGTAAGCCCTTCCTTTCTAGTGATGTCGCCAGAAGAGTCACTGGCATTACAATACATCCATGAGAAAGTTTACAGCCTGACGACACACCACGATTTGTCTGGATGTGTCACGACGGCCCACTCTGTCTTCTCATGTTGCATCCGCAGTAGCTTTGACCTAATCTCTAAACACGCGACGAGCAGCACGGAGTACACCATGATTACTATAGCTGGGGTGATGACCCACACGACGATGTCGATCATATCAATCATACTTTTAGAATAGATTCTAACCAATGTTACGTGATGAGTAACCCACCAAATTATAAGTCTAGCTCTGGTGCGGAGCGCAAGACGAACCCGAGGGTGTCGACGTCGAAGCAGGCTCCGGCGGCCGCCGCACAGCAGCCCCGTGCGACTACTACATATGGCAAACACGCCACGATGCCTGTGCTAGCATCTGACCTGTACGCTGAGGTTTGTCTTCCCGATTTACTAGAGTTTGACCCAGAGGAAATCAAGCTCGACGCCACAATCGTTGCGATCGGTAAGCGTCGCACGGGCAAGTCGTGGCTGCTTCGGAACATCATGTACCTCATGCGGGACAAGATCCCGGCTGGGATTGTCATTTCGCAAACCGACGAACTGAACAAGTTCTGGCAGCAGTATGTGCCGTCAAAGTATATCTACCCGAAATACGAACCTGAGATTCTCGACGCAGTGTTCAAGAGGCAGAAAGATATCCTTAACGATAATTCCCTCACTGATGAGGAGAAGGATAAGAAGGCGCCCTTCTTCATACTGCTAGATGACGTGATCTCGGACCAGCGGCTCAAATACGACGAAAACCTCATGGAGTTGTTCGTTGCTGGGCGTCACTACCGACTCTTTGTGATGATTACAACGCAGTATGCAAAGGCAATTACTCCAACTATCCGTGGTAACACAGATTACGCGTTTCTATTCAAGTGCGCACAGCAGAGGCAGCGCGAGGCTCTGTGGGAGGACTTCGCCGACGCGCTGACTAAAGACGCATTCAATCAAATGCTAGACGCCTACACGGAGGACAATGAGATGCTGGTCGTCGACACCAGCCCCGAGAAGATGGTTGACCCACTGGAGCTATTCGCGTGGTGGAAGGCCGTCGACCCCGGTGAGTTTGCGATGGGCAGTAAGGAATATTGGCAGAGCGCGATGACCGGGGACGACGGCGACGTCCCGCCACAGCAAGGAACGGGCGGGACGTCTCGCCTCGTAACTGTTAAGGACATCATGCCGGCGCCGTTCAAGCAGATGATATAATATTACCCTGGCTCTCTGTGCTTTGTTCATACAGACGAGACACTTAGATTTTTCTAGCTAGTAAACATATATGGCAACTGCCCTCTCTATTCAGGTCGCTGTGACACAAGCCGTCGCCGGCACCTTGATAGGCGCTCTGGTCGAAATGGTTATCCCCAGATTCACCGAAGGCGCTTCCGCGTCAAGCCTAACTTTTGAAGCTCTGGTGCAAGCGGGCTTGACGGGCGCGGCGATTTCGACGATCGCGCCTCGAATGTCTTCATCCGATCCGACGCATGGTATAATTTTCGGGGGAGTTGTATTGAGCGCTCAACCGGACTTTGCGGCTCGGGTTGCGAAGCTAAGCGCGCTAGTGAAGACGATGGGTCTGCAAGCTGTACAGAGAAGCAAGGCACCGGTAGCAGGGGTGTAGTGTCCCAGTTTAGGCTCTTAGCCATCGCCTCCCACATCTTGTCGAGGTGGCGTAGCTTGCTTGGCGACTTGATTAATGGGAAGAACATAGAGAACTTGGGGCATCCAATCGCCTGGAAGAGTCTGCGGAAGACGTAGTTGTAATTGAGAAAGTTCTTGCGGCCTTCCATCTTGAAGGAGTCAAATGGCCGCTGCAGCTCGTGAAACATCGTGTCCAGCTGCTGTATCAGCAGCGGGCCAGGGCATGGTGGTCGTATGTTTGTGAGGCGGTAGATGATCTGCAGCCACTTCTCGATGTAGAGCTGCAGATTCAGAGATCTGAGTACTGTGCGAATCGTGTCCTTGTTGAGAACCTGGTACGTGCCGTCACATAGCTTCTCAGCAATGAGCTGCATCTCGTGGCGCGGGATAGGAGATTCGTGAATGAGGAGCTGACTAATTCGCTCATGCCAATGGTGGATCCGCTTGTAATTGCTTCCCCGAGTAGGCACAAACTTGCCATACATAGTTTCAAAGTATATGTTGCCATTCTGCACCACTCCACAAGCTGTACAGACACGGGATCCGGGGTGTGGAGTACCGGACCCACAGTAGACGAACTCGCCATTGCCGCAGTCAGCACATACGCGACTGTCGCACTTGCTGGCATCTCGATCGACAGCAAGTAGGTGCTCCATGTCAGCAAAAGCAGCGTCCACATCGCCCTGACCACTGACCACCAGCATTGCATGCTTGCCCTGCTGTGCTACTTGCATTGGAAGAAGTGTGGGCGCATTTTCCAAGCTGTCAGAGTGCATGGCTCGGGACTCAAGTGGAACATTCATGGAACAGACCATGTTCCTGTCAAATCACGAGCACGAGGCTGACGAAACTCTCGTGACAAACGCAGGGGGTGGCGCAAATGTCGAGGGTAAACCATTCTGTGTCCAATCCGTATATCCCTACAAAAACGGTTCAAATTGGGAGTGCGCCATTGTAGATGCAAAAACCTCCTGGCTCGCACCGATAAATCTTGTAGACGACATTGGGGAAACTAAGGACCTTCTACAAGTTGGCGATACAATTCGACTCGGTTCCCTTGACTCCAATCATGGTTTGACGGGGTACACTGACTATGTGGTGATCACGGAGATTCAAAAATTCACAAAGGTCCACAATACTACTGGTGAAACAGTACAAATCGGTACCGGTACGGCGAGTAGCGATTCACTTACTGATAATGCAAGCACTGCTGAACTTACGAGGGACCGATACATGTACAGAGTCAACAGTACACTTAACGCCACGGAACTTCCAGATTACTTTCCAGACACGACCATTAGAAATGCAACCACCGGTGAGTACTACACGGCAGGTAGTGACCTTGATAAAAACTGGTGGTCGAGTACAAAGAAGAATGGAATCACTCTATCAAACAGGTTTAGTGCAGGTAACAATCACGCTCCAGTGTACAAGATGAACTACCCGAAGACAACCGATCTGAAGCTCACTCTCGATCGTGGGATCGGAACGGTGCATAAAATAACCTTAATCGGGTATCATATTAAGAGCTCAGACTCGGGTCTGTTCGACAGTATAGGGGGTTCACGTAACCAGGACTACTACACGCTGCGAATCAAGGAGTTGCAAGGCGGAGGGGGGTTAATCAGCAACAAGCCGACCCCAAATGGCTGCTTCGCAGTCCTCAGCACCGGTCACTCTGAACACAGATCGACTGGCGCGATTGAGTATGAGATGCACGACCCCGTCTCTGGTATCGCCTCGGCACTAGTGAATTCTTCACAGCCACTGAAAACGCTCACAGTAGAAGTGTTGAACATGAAAGGCGAGCTTGCTAAAGTCAACAAACTACATCTGTGGTTCAAGTTGCTCACTACTTCCTGCTGATGATTACTATTTCTGAGGCCAGTGCTGTGAAGCAACCATGGGTATGGATGTGGGAGGTCCTAGTGTTATGAAATTGTATAGCCAAGCCGGTGAGCAGGGTACGCCCCCCGACGTCGGACAAGCTTATGCCAGTGGTCTTGCCGCAGCGGAACTCGCGCACCGATCGCATTACGCCACTCCAGCAATGCCTGGTCAGCAGTATCCACCACCGGGGAGGGTTGGCGCTGGGCCCGGCGATATCCCCATCGACTACAACTTGACCGAGGGCATGCCAGTTAAGTACAGCGTCCCTTCTGCGCAGAAGGAGCGCCTCGCGACGAGGGAGATGGTCCGCGACGCTATTCGACTGTCCGAGAAGAACCAGACGCCTGGCGTTATTCGCACCGACCCAATTACAGATGAGGAGGTCAATTTTGTGAAGAGCATGAAAGATCAGGCAGAGCTTGCGGACCTTGACCGCTACGTGAACATCTTTTTCGACCCACGCAAGCCCGGAAACCTGCCTAAGCTTATGGAGATCTACCCTGAGTTTGTCGACCGTCGCATCCAGCAGACTAAGACGGATTATGAATTTGCACTTAGGTCGCAGATGATCGATCAGTGGGGCGTCAACACATTTGACGACCTCCTTTTCCTATACTGGCGCGATCAGGGCAAGATCAGTGGCCCTAATCTCCTGCGGAAGAAGTCTGTCGACCACAAATACGCTGCTGGCTATCTCTCTCCCTTCCACTGGGGGGTGGACACTGGAATCCATAGCAATGGTGGCGACATTATGCTTCCCTTCGCGTCAGCTCAGCACGGCAAGCGGCCTCTTCCAGGCCAGGCTACAGACTGGTCTTTGCCCGACGGCAGGGATCAGCCACTGTCACTGTCTAGAGGTACTAGGAACTATGCAAGTGCACTGTATGGAGACGAGATTGAAATCTAAACTACTTTCT